CCGCCCAACACCAGCCCGCTTGAGAAAAGCAGACCGAGAAAGAGGGCCAATATCCTTACCACCCAGTTTACCCCAGGCGGTTTTTCGTTTTCTTGAAAATGTAACCATGTTTGGACTTCGGACGTATCTCCCTGCGGTCTTACGTCTCTTATTTCCTGAAGTTCCATATCCACTATCAGTCATTGATTTCTTTTGGGTAAAGTTTTTCGCACCTTTCGCATATTTATAGGCTGCGGTACCACCCGCAACCATTCCGGGTACATCCCCAACTATAAATCCTAACGTAGCACCAGCTCCGCCAGCAATATATTCCATTTAGCAAACTTTTTTTAATCAATATATATTATTTCTAATCTGCGCTCTAAAGCTTGATAAGTAGTGGCATCAAGATCTGGATACCAAGCACTAGGGTGAAGATTTGAAGTAATCCAAATATTCTCTGCTACCAAACTGGTGGAGGCACCTTTGATCTCCACCAAGACTGGATAACGGTCGAACCATCGCAAGATATGGGCAATGTCGATTCCTCCTCGAAATTCATCGAACACAACATTCTTCTGATCTCGGTATCCATCCCAGAACTTGGATCGCGGATCTTTAGGGTAAGCGTCCCAACCTGATTCCAACCAGGCCCTCCGTGATTTTCCAGAGCCTGTAGGTCCATAATAGACAACGACTTTACGTTCAATAGCAACAGGTGCAGCGTAGTCTGCACGGATAGTCCGAAGAGTACGATAATGTTGAATTCTAATGGATGGTTCAATGGCCAAGATGTCTCCGGCGACGGCGGAGGCCCATATTGCTTCCCAATCCGATTTGGAGTTTCGGTTACGAGGTCGTTCACCCACTTCAAATCTTGTTCCATCGACATAGGTGTCGTCTTTCCACACATAGTCTTCTGCTGCTGCCGATCTGGTAGGCTCTGCAAAGGCGGAGTTCGCAAAACATGATTTGCATACTCTAAGAGTGACCTTCTTGGAGAAGATTGCGAGGAGCTGCCAGTGGACATATCCGCCTTCTCCCTCTTCCGTTTGGCCCTTGACGTAGACCAAAGGTGGTGGTAACTCTTCTGGAACTGACCAGTCGTCATGTCGGATGGTAAGGATCCAATATCGGGCTTGGGGCGCTGGCATGACATGAGATCGAGCGAGGGAATCTCGATCTTATATACTAATGGTGGCGCAGTCGACGCACAGAGGTAGACGTCGACGCACAGATAAGTAGACGGTAGCCGCCGCGTCAGTAGGTAACATTGGCACACGGACCTATGGATACCTTTTGTGCCTGGTGACTACTGACTTTCGGCGGCTCGTTCCGATTTTGCGGTGGGCGCTAAAGCGCATAATTATAAAGAATCCCGTTATATAGCGCTAGCTAGGTTGTTGCTCGCTTCAATGCGCTTCAACTCACCCAGACATCGGCTCTTACCTCCGCTAAAGCTCCGGCTCGCCTGGATGTCAGTGTGGAGTCAGCGCATTGACGAACGGGGGCTTCCACGTGGTCGGAGAATTTCGACCAATCAGCGACAAGATACGTGATTGTCACGTGTTTTTTCCTATATATAGAGACCATCCCCCCCAAAAATTTTCAAAAAAAATATTTTTCAAAGATGATGACTCCTCCTCCTACACCTCCAAGAATGACTAGTATCAAGTTTGCTGATACTCCATGTCCACCCGGTGCTTGGATCTATAGATCTGTCAAGGAAGACAAAGACTACAAGAAAGCAATCAAGCCAAAGTCAAGATACTTCTTTCTTAAAGATTGTATAGAAGCTTAATATTAATAAACATTTATTAAGGAGCAAAATTTTGAATTTGTTCAGCAACCACTTTTGTTTCCAAAGGAGCTTGTGGGTGAGTCACTTTACAGAAAGCAGAAATCTTCAATTCTCTTTCATAAGCAATATTAATAAAATTATCAGAAGGAGTTCTCATCAACTCTTCCAAAGCTATCATCTGGCATTTGCCAACAGCACCCGTAACTTTCGTTACATCAAATAGCGGAGTATTGTTAGTATTCATTTTTCGCAACACATTAATCATTTTACCCTTAAAAGTATAATTGAAACCAACCTTTTTCATTTCACCAGGTTGTAAAATTACTTTTGTAGCTTTGCTAATATTAGCAAAATACTTTGGAACAAATGGCTCACTAGCACCCAAATATTGTTCACCACGAATCAAATTCATTCCATTTTCTGGAATAACATTAAAAATGTTATTGTTAATTGTGCTAGGTACAGCTCCCATAAAGGAATGGCGTACACGAGGATCGCCGTGTTTAAATTCATACACATAACCCTTCAATGGTTGTGTATCAACACGATCAATACTATAATCATCAAGTCCCGTAACCGCAGACTTTGTACGATTTTGAATCACCAAATTACTTGCATAATGAATTTCAATATGTAAATCCTCCAAGAATATTTCAGATGCCAAACGATAATGCGTTGAAACCGATTCATCTGTTTTATACAACGCGACACGATACAACACATTCTTATTTGTATCGCGCAAAAATTCAATAATACGATTTGGCAAATCGGCAAAACTAGTTAAAGCATTAGAAAAATCTGTCCAAGTTGAAAAAGATTGATTATCCAAAGTAAGAAATTTGTAGGCAGTTACAATGTTTGTTTCTGGATTTTTAACTTGCAAAAACCAAGTCAACCCATCGGATTTATCACCCTGATTAACACCATCAGCTGGATCCGATACACCCACCTCGTTATACTTGTTGGTTATTTTAAAACCCGCTAACGTCATAAGCTTTCGCATAATAGCCGTAGCCAACGTATACGCAGTTTGAACATGCGATACAGTCGAATGCGTAATAAACACACAGTTGGGATCCGAAGTACCTCCAAACTGTTCAATAGTCGTACTAAAACCTTTCGACAAAGCAGTTTGTTCCTTTGTCTTCATAATACGACGAGGCTTCTTGAATTTACCTTTGTAAATTCCTACAGAGTGGCCTCCAAAGGATTTTGCCCTAGATGTACGTTGACGTTTACTAGTACCAACCCGCCCAACACCAGCCCGCTTGAGAAAAGCAGACCGAGAAAGAGGGCCAATATCCTTACCACCCAGTTTACCCCAGGCGGTTTTTCGTTTTCTTGAAAATGTAACCATGTTTGGACTTCGG